TTTTGCTCCAATATAATTAGTGATCTGAAAACCAATAGCCTTTGTATAATACAATGGTGCAATAAAGAAGAAGTTTGCGCCTGCCAAATCACCAGATACTAAAGATGTACCACCAAGGCAATGACTATCTAAAGCAAAATCATAAGTTTTGCTATCTAACAATGCTTTTATTTGCTGAGAGGTAACTGTCTGAAAATCTCCATAATCACGGTTAATATCAATTCCCTGTCCATTTGTTCTTTGTTTGTTATTGATACCCCAAGGATTAGCTGCAGGAACAAAATCAATCTCATAATTATTTCGAATATTGATCAAGCTGTCTGAATCATAAAATTCTTCAATCAATCTTTTTGCGAAATAATATGTTGCTGCAAGGCTCTCTAAATTGTCGCCACCGCTTGATGCGCCATGAATACCAGAAACTATAAGAATCTTTTTAGTAACAGGTTTATAAGTATAAGATCTGCTATAATTTGCTGGTATTAATTTATACATAATTAGAGGATATTGGTTCATATCTTCTCTTGGATTATGCTCGCCTGCTGTTGGAATGTCTGACATTATTTTATTTGTGTTATCATAAGCAGTTCCGTCAATCCAACATTTCTGCATATATGTACCAAATTGATTTGCTATTACTGTTAAAGCATCCCACAAAGCAATAATGTCATCAAATTGGTCATAAGCATCTGCATCAAACAAAGCATTTTCACCCTTTAGAGGCTGAACTGTTGGAATTTTATTGACAAAACCTTTTGGACGCACAACGCTAAAATTCGGCATTAGTGTTGTAGTAAAGTCAAATACTGCCGTTGGTTTTATATTATTATCTTGAAAGCTGTCTGGAATTGTAGCAATCCATACATATTTCTTGTCTAAAGTATCTATGTCAGCATCAGCCCTACTAAGAAAGCAATCTGAACTAAGGCCGTTTTCAACAATAGTTGGTAGTTTGTCCGTGTTAAAATAAATTGTTTTGAGATTATATGCTCCATTTCCAGAATAATTGTATTCAAAAGGTTCAGTTTTTCTGATTTTATAATTCACGCCATCTACAACTATATCAATATTTTTTGGGAATATTATTACTCGTGAAAACATATCTATGAAAATAGGTTCGGTTATGCTTGCTATCGTTATTTTGGATTTTGAAAATTGTGCTTGTAGTGTAGAAACATTGTTTTTTAATATTTCTACACTGCCAACAATTTCTGAGCATCCATAAATAGAAAACTCGCCGCGTAATTGAGTGTTGGTAAATAAAGAACATCTTATGTATTTTGCATTACTCGGTATTTCTACATCATATAATTCGCTTAGGTAGCCATCATTTTCTTGATTTATTGCTGCCGCTATTCCAGAAATATACTGCTTGTTCTCGTCGTAAAACGCTGCACCGCCTGAAGTATAATTATTTGCGAACCCTGTTCTGGTATATTTAATTTTTATATATTCTGAAATATCGATATAATCAGTATGACTTTGTGCAGATGATTCTGTTACTGTTCCGTCTGCGTATTTTATGTACCCTGTTCCATCAATTGTAAATGGCAAATTAGTATATTCAAGATTTGCCATTTCACTAATTGATTCCTTTAATGTACCCACCAGGTCCGCCGGCGCAGCTGCATTCTCCTGCGTGAGTGTTCTGTCCAGGACATATCCGGTAGTAGGGTCAACATTGTTTCCAAGCCATGTTTCAACGGCAGAAGAAACCTGGTCATCCGTCGGATATCCTATATCGCCCTTATCGCCTTTTTCGCCCTGGGAACCGGTGTCACCCTTATCACCCTTATCGCCTTTGTCACCCTTGTCGCCTTTGTCACCCTTATCGCCCTTCAGGCCTGTGTCGCCTTTAGGCAGGTTAAGAGTGAGTGTCCCATTGGTCGAGTTATACGATGCGCTTGGTGTCGTGCTGGCGCTTTGCATATTGATCTCGACTCTCATCCCTTCAAGATGCGCTACCTGAATGCCGAGGTCCGCCATGGCTTCGCAAAACTGGCTGTAAGTTCCCTGATAGCCACCACGTTTTGCCGCACCATAAGCGGTTACGATTCCACCGTTTTTCGTTTCGCTCATGTGTAAATTACCTCCAAAATTCCCTGTTCTTCGTCAACTTCAAATGTTATATCCTCTCCGATGTGGCCGGCGGTTGTGATGTACATACATCCATCCTCGTCATTAACATCAAAGAAAACATACCCTGAATTCTCCGCCCCTTGCGAGGCGAGCTCGGCATAGTGCTTTGCGCTGTTGTTGTATGTCACATCATCCTGAGGGACATCCACGCCATTGCGCTGGCCGACTGCCCATGCTTCGGAGTCAATCGCCTTTGCCTCTGCTGTCTGTCTCGCTACGATGGACAGATCTTTCTGGTCTTCAGCATACTCGGCATAGTACTGAGCATTGTTGTGGAACGTGGGGTCTGTCGATTCGACGTCGACGCCGTTTCGTTTACCAACCGCCCAAGCTTCAGCCTGCGTAACGATGCTGCCCCAACCTGCGAATGTCTGCGCTCTTGCGACTTCGTTGCCCATGCGGGTCTGCTCTGCCTGCACTCTGGCCGCTTCTGCAATGGCAAGTGCAGCCTGGTAGTCATCCATCGCATCGAGAGCGTCTTTAATGCCTTCGTAGTTGGTGACAGTCCCGTCTTGCAGTCTTACCTGCACAAGACCTCTGTCTTCGCCATCTGGTTGGAAGGTGACTGAGTCGATGCCAACACCCTTCATGTTGACAAACTTAAAGGTAAGTCTTCTGTTCGCTCCAACCCCGGTATCCTGTACAACAATCTGCACTTGGCCATAAGAGTCAGCATCAGTTGTGTCGGTAGCTACAGATCGGATAACGCTGCCATCAAGAGTTCTGGCATAAGCCTCGATGGCTTCTGCATAGCCGAGCATCTGAGCGACTTCGGAAGTCGAAGCTTCGGTATGGTTCGTTGCAGACGAAGGGTCAGTGCCATCAAGAATCTCACCGCAAGCGCACCACACAGTAGGCAGTTCAACAGAAGCATTGCCACCCCAGACACCGATGATCAGGTTCACACCTGCCTCATTCATGCAGGATGCAGGTACTGTGATCTCGTCGTCGACTACGAGAAGTTCTTCGATAACCGTGCCAGCTCTTACAACAGCTGTTTTGCCGAGGCCATCCCAATCGCTTGAGAACTCAAACTTGACTACTGGGAGGTTGACCATCCCGGCTGTCAAAGTCTCTGTCTGAAGCAGATACGCATCAGCTGCGGAACATTGTATCTTAATCATTTCACACTATCCCTTTCGTATCGCCAGCCTTGTTGATTGCTCTCTGCAATGCGCCGTAGCCTCTGCCTTCCGGCACTTCCATCTTCCCTTGCAGCTGTGCCATCATCGGGCCACCTTCACCGGAAGGAGCAGGTGCGCCACCTGCTTCAGGAGGCATACCGCCCATCGGAGGCATAGCCTGCATCTGCATTTCCTGATTCTTGATCTCTGCGATGAGAGCAAGCCTGTTCGGGACGTAATCGTCGGGAAGGCGTTCGAGGAACTGTACAGTGGTGATCTTGCCCTGCATGAGCAGGTTCTCCAGAGTCTGGATAGAAGCGATCTCTGAGTAATATGTCGATGCTCCGACGTCGATCTTGATCGTGACCGGATGATCTTTCAGCTGTGAGAAGTCGAACATCTCCGGCACTTCTTCCGGTATCTCCTGATCTGGATTTACCTGCTGCGCCCAGATGGCTGCCTGCCGTTCTCTGGTCTTAATCGGTCTATCCACATATCGTCTGCCGTAGTATTCTCCCATGAAGTCGAGAATGACTCGTGCAAGCTGATTGTCGATAGCAGAGTAGATGTTCTGCTTGGTCAGCTCAGACGGAGTAGCAGCAGCTCTCTGAAGAGCGATGATAGCCGAAGTGTTGTCCGGTCTGGTATCGCCAAGAGCAACAGACGTAGCACCAAGGCTCTGCTCGGTCTGGTCGATTGCACTCTGGATATACTGGAAGATCTGAGGTGAGATGTTAGCTCCCTCAACCACTTTCATGGCATTATCTACTGCGCCATTGACACCATACGCAGCACCAACCTGGTTGGTCACTTTCTGGATACGGGTCTTGTCGTAGATCTTGGTTGGGAAGGACATGTTCATCATGCTGACTTGTGTCAGAGCATGAAGCTTATTGATGGCGATCTGGTTCGGAATCAGTCCGGTCACCATTGCCTGCCCATGATAGCAATCCTTGACATTGTCCCAGCAAAGCCAGCAAACAGGATAGTGCTTGATGCTTAGGCTCTTTGGCTCTTCGATCTCAGCTTTCTCAGCACAGCTGTATGTCCAGATCTCATCGGTTTCGTCATCTCTCCAGAACAGCTGAATGATGGTGACTAACTCGTCATTCCATTTGGCCTCGTCTGTAGCTTGAGACTCATCGGAAGTAGCCGTAATATTTCGCCATCCGTCAGAACCATTGTTCTTGGCAAGGAGTCTGGCATTGCGCTCAGGCATGCGGCGAGCGATGATAATCCAAGGCTGTTCCTCAACTCTGACATCGTTCGGATTGCCGAAGTAGACTCTCGTGTTGTCGACGATCTCGCACTTGATCTGGCCTTTGGCCTCCTGCCCGGTCTCTGCATCAGCATCCCAGTAGACGTAGATGCAGCCGTCGCCGTCGACGCAAGCGTTTCTGGCAAACTCTCGAATCAGAGCAGGAACTCTATTGCGCTCGAAGATAGCTTCAAACTCATCGTTGATGTGCTGTACGATCTCTTTGTACTGGGAAGTACCAACTGTGTCAGCAAGGGGAGCAGCTGTGACCTTGATGTTGTCAGAGACGATGGTAGCAACAGTGAACAGGCCGACACGTTTCAGAATATTAATCTGCGGTGTCGGCAGGTTATTGCTTGGCACACCTTCCCACTGCTTGCCGATGAAGAAGTTCTCGTTAACTCTGACGGTTTCATCGAGGTTGATCTGCTGATTGAATCCAAGACCTTTTTGATACATCTCCCAAGCTATTCTATAGTTAGGCAGCTTTCGGCCTCGGAATAAGCCGATAAGCTGTTCGTCTTCGGAGAGGTTGCCATCATCCAGAAGATCTTCGTCTTCGGCTTTGCTCTTAGTTTTGTATTCGTCCATTATTCTTTACCAAACGGAGAGTAGTTGACGATGCCGTCAATATACTCGGACATAACCTTCTGCTTTTCTTCTTTGATCTGTTTCTCAACAGGATCTTCAGCGCTCTGCAATTCCGAAATAAAATTGTGGATGTTATCGACATCTACAGACAGATCACTTACTGCTCTTCCGAGACTTGCGAGGCTGTTTGTCAGAACCTTGTGTCCCTTTCCCATTCTCTCGCCCATTCTCTTCAGGCATATCGCCATCACTATCAGTGCTATCCCCATCAGCACTATCAGTATCAACATAATCGTCTCCATCTGGCATCCCCCTTAATGTGACTTCTAGCTTACGTGGTGTTTTATCTACAGGCTTCTCGACATAGCCGCCATTCTCTGGCTGTGCGAGAAGCATTTTTATTCCTGTTGCATTCTTGGACGTTGTCGCCATCCTGTTCAGAAATGACTCCCGTCTGCGCTTGGCATATCGCAACCATCGCCAGTATTCCGGTTTCAGAACCATCTCGTCATACTCTTCGTCCTCTATATCCAGATAGTTCTTCAAGCCTGCCAGATCAGGGAAGTCTCCCCTCTTCTCAACCGCATCGTGATACTGCAGTACCTTTGCTTTGAGTTCATCTGGTGTATATGTGAATTCATACTCAGTAGCCAATGTATGCCTCCGTGATCTCCCCACCTGTCAGATAGCTGAAAGGCTCTTCCGGTTCCTCTTCCTCATCCACAAATGGATCTCTGATCTTCTTGATAACAGGCATCTCTGACACAATCTGTCTGCTGATCGCAAAGTACCTTATGCCGTCAACAGTATGTGTGACATCATGTGGTGTCTTGGCACAATCATTAGGATTCAGCTCGTCATGCTGTATCGCCTGTATATCTTCGAGAGCCTGTCCTATATTGTCGAAGAACATCAGAGCCGGCAGTTCTTTCGGCGCCTTGCTCTTGCCGCCAAGCCGCTTGATGACGTACTCATCATGGAGAGGAATGGGGTCAAGCAATGACCTCATAACCATGTGGCCTTGCACTCGGTTGTTGTCAGCCTTGACTACCTCTACCCCATTTAGCATGAAAATCTCTGCTGTGGTCCGACCCGTCTCTCTCTGCCTTGACCACATATCCGGTGGTGCATAGGTACAGGTGATCTGCTCTGATTGCAGAGTGTTCTGCTTCACATATCTGGCAGCATCCTGCGGGTTCAAGTTGTCCAGTTCAAACGATCTGTAGCACCATGCACGACCATCTGTGTCCACCGCCCACCAGAAACAGGCAAACATATCAAGACCATAGTCAAAGCTTCTGTACCGATTCCAATGATCCGGTATCTTGAACTGCT